GTGCAACAAGCGTTAAAGGAAAAAAACACATGATACTGAGCGAAGCAAAACTGGCAGACGGTCTTGTTGACGAACTGCTTGAAGCAATCCACAAGTATGACGAAACTCTTTGTATGTCCACCGTGGTAGGCGTATTAGAGTTGGTAAAACAACAACTGATAAACGAAAGCATGGAGAACGATGATGAATGAATACAAGCCAGCAGCGTGGTTGTTGATGGATGGAACAATCGTTTCTGAATATTCGCAATCATTACGCAAGCACAAGGAGGCTGGTGAAATTCCGCTGTTTACACAACGCCAATGGGTAGGGCTGACGGATGAGGAAGTTAAACATGAATGGGCAGTTTGGAGGGCAAATGTGCCTCGGTATGCTGGATTTGCAAAAGGTATCGAAGCCAAACTTAAGGAGAAGAACACATGACAGGCTGGCGTAAACGTCAAATTTTTGAAAGGGAAAATATGCAAATAGGCAAGAGTATGACATTGGAAGAATGGCAAAAACAACAAATTGCTGTGGCTACAGGGGTGACATCGCCTGAGCATTCAACAACCTACATTTCGCTCATTGAAGAATTGGAAACTGAAAATCGCATGTTACGTTCCCGTAATGAACGATTGACAAAGGCCATGAAACAACTTGAGCGCATTGTCCAGGAGAACATTCGATGACAACAATTTATTGGTGTCCCGTTTTGTCTCTACAGTCACATGCGTTTCATGACAGCATGGAATTGTTCTTTCAACAGCCTGAGCCGTTGTTCAAAGAAGTGGCAGATCAATATCGAGGGGCTGAATTTCTTGAATGTCCTGCCGTTCAACAATCTTGTCGAAACACTTTCGTTGTTCGTGCCCCTTTTGACATCACCTACACCTACAATAAAGAAACAAACACATTGCACACTGACCGCTTGGGCCAGCAATTCTTTGACAGTTTTTGTAAAGTGAGGCCAGATGGGGCAATTGAAACGGCACCAGCATATTTGTTCTATTCCAAGCAATCTGTGGAAATGGAAACGCTTCCTGTGTTTTTGTTGAAAGACAAGACAGTGAAGGGGGCACAATATATCCCTGGAATGTTTGACATTGGAAGATGGATAAGGTCCGTTTGTTGGAACTTCTTTATGGAAGGTGAACAACTGACAGTGACAAAGGGTGATGCGTTGTTCTTTATTCGCTTCTGGTCAGACGATAAGGTTGAGTTTGAACGAGTGGAACACACGGGTTATTTAGCAAAAATTTCTAATGCTTGTGTTGGTGTAAAGCATTATGAAAAGAAAATACCATTGGAAACACTCTATGAAATGTCAGACAGCTATGTTCAACATTTTTTGAAAGGCCACAAATGACTGAATGGCATGGCGGTAAAGGAAGCAAACCTCGCCCATATTCTGTGACACAAGAGGAATATGACAAGCGATGGGATGCCATTTTTGGGAAAGACATTCCTGAAGATGAGAATGACGACAACGAATTGGACGACGAGGACTTTGACGATGAACACACAGAAGAAGAGTGAATTTATCAAGCACGTTCCCTGTGAGCATTGCGGAAGTTCTGACGCAGGGGCCATCTACACAGATGGGCATTTCCATTGCTTTGCTTGCGGTGTCACCGAGCAGGAAAACACACAAGAAGAGCGACGTATAGATTACGGGAGCAAACAAGTGACAATTTTGTTGACAGGCGACATTGCTCCCATTTCCGAGCGAAGCATTAGCAGAGCCACCTGCGAAGCCTACAATGTCATGCAAACCAATGGCAAACACATCTATCCCTATTTCGATAAGGAAGGGAAATATGTGGCTCAGAAAGTGAGAGATGTAGAGGCTAAAGATTTCAACGTCAAAGGCCAATGGAATGAGGCCGTCCTGTTTGGGGCACAACTGTTCCCCAAAGGGGGCAAATATGTCACCATCGTAGAAGGCGAATTGGACGCACTAGCAGCCTATCAAATGACAGGCTCTAAATGGCCTGTTGTGTCCATCAGAAATGGCGCACAAGGGGCGTTGAGAGACGCCAAAGCCAACTACGAATATCTGGAAAGCTTTGAGAACATTGTCGTTTGCTTTGACAACGATGAGCCAGGACGTAAAGCAGCTTCAGAAGTGGCTGAATTGTTTGGCTCAAAGGCCAAAGTGTTCAAGCATGTTGGTGACGCAAAGGATGCCTGTGACTACTTGAAGGCTGGCAAGGGCGAACAGTTTGTTAACCTGTGGTGGAAGGCTGAAACCTATGTGCCAGATGGCATTGTGGCTGCGTCTTCTTTGTGGAATGAGGTAAGCAAAGCGGAAGTGAAGGCAGAGGCTTTCTATCCGTGGAAAGGACTCAATGAAAAACTCTACGGCCTACGTCCGTCCGAACTTGTCACCGTCACTGCTGGAAGTGGATTGGGAAAGTCTCAGTTTCTCCGAGAAATTCTATTTCATATTCTTCGCACAACACGATGGAACATCGGAGGAATGTTCCTTGAAGAATCTGTGCGGAAAACAGCACGATCAATCATGTCATTGCATGCGGGCAAAAAACTACATCTCCCAGACACGATTGTATCCGAAGAAGAACTGAAGGAGGCTTTTGATGCTACATTGGGGACTAATCGTATTTACCTGTTCGACCATTTTGGGTCTACTTCTGCCGATAACATTATCAACCGCATACGTTACCTCGCCAAGGCTTGCGATTGCCGTGTTATTTTTGTGGATCACATCTCAATTATTATTAGTGGGATGGATGGTGGCGATGAGCGTAAAGCCATTGACAACTTGATGACCCGTTTGCGAACACTCGTTCAGGAGTTGGAAATAACACTCATTGCTGTGTCTCACCTTAAACGGCCCAATGGTAACCAAGGACATGAAGATGGAGAAGCTGTCTCACTTTCTCAATTGCGCGGTAGTGGTGCTATTGCTCAACTTTCCGATGCTGTTATTACCCTTACTCGCAATAGTATGTCTGAAGACCCTCACATCAGGCATAAAACAAAAGTAGCTATTGCAAAAAACAGGTATAGCGGTGATACTGGACCCGCTTGTGAATTGATGTATGACCTGGAAACAGGACGAATGAATGAAGTGTTGCTGGAGGAACTATGAAACACACAATTGAAGTTGAATGGGGCCAAATTGAATCCATCATTGTAAAAGAACTCACACGAGACCTACATTACACATTGGAAGATTTGGAAAATGTAAAACAAACTGGCAAAGGGTATGTCTACAGTATGGACAAAGACGAAGACATTGAAGAACTCACCATTCGTGCGGGTGCTTTAGCTGTTGTCATTGGTTTTTATGGAGGCAAAAATGAGTTTACTGGTTGAAGTGGATGAAGCAATGTTGGAACCCATCATTGCCAACTATTTGCGTGATGCTCTCAATCGCATTGAAGGCTATCGTGATGATTGTTTTGACAGCCCAGAAGAAAAGCTGGAATTGAAACGTGCAATGGTGGTGTTGCACAATTGGATTGCACCTCCTTCTCAATGGGTATGAACATTGAACACATCATCGTAGGCTGCACAGGCATTGGCTATGCCGTTGTAGGGGCTTTACGCTTCTACAAAGGGGACATGGACAATGGTCTTGTGTGGACAGGCTACGCATTGGCTCAAATTGGGCTTTGGAGACTCATTAAATGACACAAGAAGACATTATCCACATGGCTCGTGACTGCGGCATAAACTTTCATCAAGCTGGCTGGCCCGAACTTGAACGCTTTGCCAAACTGATTGCAGCTAACGCTGCCGCAGCAGAGCGTGAGGCGTGTGCGAAGGTGGCAATCACGTATGACTCTGAACCTTGGAAACACACACCTGCATACTCTCATGTGGCAGACATGGTTTCCGTTGAGATTGGAAAAGCAATCCGCGCAAGGGGGCAAGAATGACACAAGAAGACATCATCCGCTTGGCGCGTGAGGCTGGTGGCACAGCATATACAAACCGACACTATGAAGAGACTGCTTTTGCCTTTGGCCCTGAAGCCCTCAAACGCTTTGCCAAACTGGTAGCCGCAGCAGAGCGCAAGTACATGATTTACGCCAGCCCTCATATCTGGTCGACCGAGGCCGTTAAGCAGGAGCGCGAGCGCCTCGCTAGCGAGATTGAGAAGATGCCGTTCGGCGATACGGCGGCGAGCTTTGCCGCATGGATTAGGAGCCAGCAATGATGGACATGGAAACACTTGTCGGACGGCTCATGGATTTGGAAACAAAATATTATGAGCTTCAAGAGCAATATCATCACCTCATCAACCAATATGAAACATTGAAGGCAGAGCATGAGAATTGCACTGGACATCGAGACAACAATGGACAAAAATACGATCCATTTGTGCGTCACTCAGGACATTGATACAGGAGAAGTGAGAACATGGAAAGCTCCAAACGGCCTAGCGGAATATTTAAAGGACGCTACGTTGATAATCGCCCACAACGGAATATTCTTCGACTTTCCGATCTTAAACAGGCTATGGAAGACGCAGATTACGAGGAAGCAGGTGTTCGATACACTCATCGTAAGCAGACTTTTGGACCCGACCAGGGAGAAAGGCCACAGTCTGGACGCTTGGGGCGCAGAGCTAGGAACAGTTAAACTCAATTACAAAGCCGTATGGACATGGATGGAGAACAGAGATGAAGACTATGATGGAGAATGTTTTGACAGGCCTATCGAACCTCTTTTGGTTCACTATTGTGCCCGTGATGTCAGCGTTCTTTGCGCTCTTTTTCATAGGCTTGTGCGGGATATTGACAGTAAAGGCTTTGCTCTTGATTCTGTCGCTCTTGAACATGACGTGGCCTTTGTTATAGCCCAACAAGAACGTAACGGCTTCAAACTGGATGTTCCTTATGCAACCATGTTACTTGCTACTCTCAAGGGAAAGATGGCAGACATTGATGACAAGATGCAACAGAGATGGCCTCCCGTCACCATTGAACGATTTAGCGAGAAAACAGGAAAGCGTCTCAAAGATGAAATTGTTGTCTTCAATCCAGGAAGCAGGAAACAAATCGGGGAGAAGCTCCAAGAGCTAGGATGGAAGCCAAAGAAGTTTACAGAGACAGGTCAACCAATGGTGGATGAATCTATTCTCGAAAAACTTGACATGCCAGAAGCCAAGCTCATTGCTGAATATTTGATGTTGCAAAAACGCATTGCTCAAATTGAAAGCTGGATGGATGCTGTTTCTTCAGACGGTAGGGTGCATGGGAGGGTGCTCACAATTGGGGCTGTAACCAATCGTATGGCCCATCTAAGCCCCAACATGGCACAAGTGCCCAATGCAGGTAGCCCATATGGGCCAGAATGTCGTCAATGCTGGACCGTGGAAGAAGGAAATGTTCTTGTTGGTATTGATGCCAGTGGTTTAGAATTGAGAATGTTGGCCCATTACATGAAAGATGAAAGCTATGTCAAAACAGTCATTGAGGGATCGTCTAAAGATGGAACGGATGTCCACACCGTTAACCAAAAAGCTGCGGGTTTATCGACCCGTGACCAAGCCAAGACGTTTATCTATGCGTTTCTCTACGGGGCGGGTGACGCGAAAATCGGCTCCATCGTCGGGGGTAATGCTGCTGACGGAAAACGCCTCAAAGATAGATTTCTTAAAGCATCTCCCGCGCTCTCACGTCTACGTCAGTCGGTCTCCGTATACGCAAGTAAGGGCTATGTACCGGGGCTTGATGGTAGAAAAATATGGGTACGTTCTGAACATGCGGCGCTCAATAGCCTACTTCAAAGCGCAGGGGCTATTGTAATGAAGAGGGCACTCGTCATCTTGGAAAGCACGTTGAGGAAGTATAATGTGCCTTTCAAGATGGTGGCAAATGTTCACGATGAATGGCAGATTGAAACGTCCCCTGAACATGCCAATAGAGTTGGTATTGCAGGTGTACAATCCATCAAACAAGCTGGTGTTTTCTACCAGATGCGTTGTCCCCTAGACGGAGAATATAAAATTGGCAACAATTGGAAAGAAACCCACTGACGAAGAAATTGAAGGTCAAATTTTGCTCAACATAAGTGAGAAAAGTTTTACCCTCTACCACAGCGACAATTATGACGCTGTAGCCGTTTACCTGATTTTGGCTGCTGCTCTGGAACATCTAGCAGAAGCTGCTGAAAATCAAGTAAATTCTGAAGCGAAATATCTTCAGTAAATAAACCAACCTAAAAGGAAACTCAAATGAAATATGCAAAACCTGTTCGCATCAAAGCAAAATTGTTCTGGACGAAAGAAATGACAACGCTTGGTGAATACAAGGGAAAGAAGAAAGCCAAATACGAATGCACACTTGGTGAAATCCGTCCAGATGACGCTAAGAAGCTTGAGGAAATGGGCATCACCTTGAAATCCAAAGCATTTGCTGAGAATGTCATTGTCTGTAAATCCAAATTCCCTTTCATTGCTGCCGACAAAGAAGGCAAAATCATTGAAAGCAGCGACATTGGCAACGGTAGTGATGCTGAAGTGTTGATTTCTACATACACCTGGGAAGGCAATGCCTATCCTTGTCTTGTGTCTAAACCTGACGTCCCTTGTGTCACTGTCACCAACCTTGTGACATACGTGCCGCCAGAGGAAGCCCTTGACGACATCCTCTAAAGGAAAGATAGCCCTATTCGATGGTGATATCATTGTCTATCGAGTAGGGTTTGCTTCCGAAGATGTGGAAGAAAGATTTGCTCTTGCTAGGGTGAAAGAACTGGTTTATGAAGTTGTTTATTTTTCTCTGGAATGTGACACATATGAGTTGTTCATTACAGGTAAAGGAAACTTCCGCAACGACATAGCAGAGACAGCACCCTACAAGGGCAACCGTAAGGACATGAAGAAGCCCATTCACTATGATGCTATTCGTGCCCATCTACTTGAAATGGGAGCCTCTTTGATTGAAGGAATGGAAGCAGATGACGCCATTGCCATTAGAGCCACAGAGCTAGGTGACAATTGTGTTATTGTTTCCATTGACAAAGACCTCGACCAAATTGCAGGACACCATTACAATTTCGTCAAGAACAATTTCTACACTATCACTGAAGAAGAAGGCTTAAAGAATTTCTATAAGCAGATTTTGACAGGCGATAGAGTGGACAACATTATCGGCATCAAGGGTTGTGGTCCTGTGAGAGCAGACAAACTAATTGGCCCTTGTAAAACAGAACAGGAGATGTTTGATGTATGCGTTAAAGCTTACAGCGATGATGGACAAGATGGTGTTAAACGTGTTACAGAGAATGGGCATTTACTGTGGCTCCTAAGACACCCAAACCAACCATACCAACCTCCTTCCAACTCGCAGGGTTTGACTGGTCAATCGTATACCGGGCAGACCTCAGCGAATACGGAAGATGCGACCCCGCCACCCAAACCATCTACATCCGAGAAGGAATGAACGAGCAACTAAGCTCCCAAACATTCTTTCACGAACTTGTACATGCTGTTTTGTTTGCAATGGGGAGAACAGCACACGACGAAGAATTTACAGACACATTTGGAAGTTTTCTACACCAATATGACAAGACAAGGAGTTTTTAATGGATATTGAACAAATTTTTGCAACTGGTTTTTGTATTTTTATATTTGGTTTTTTTGGTTTACTTTATCAAAGTTCATCACAAAGCCAAGAATGCAAATTAAAGGCAATTGAAAAAGGAATGCCAGCAATTGAAATCCAAGCAATCTGTAAATAAACATAATGGTGGGCAGTGGACAAAAAGCAGATTTGAGAGTTTCATCAAGAGTGCCTTACGTGCAGCAACGCGACGTTGGCCTCAAAAGCATCAAGCTCTCAAAGATGCGTGTGTCGGTAAAAAACTAAATCGTGCCACAGGTAAGGAAATATTCCATTACAAGTGTGCAGGATGTGGGAAATTGTTTAAGGGGGCAGACGTTGCCGTTGACCACATTGATCCAGTGGTGAGTCCCAAAATGGGATTTGTTTCTTGGGATGTCTACATTGAACGGATGTTCTGCGAGGCTGACGGTTTTCAAGTGTTGTGTCACACCTGTCATGGGATAAAGACACAGAATGAACGAGAGGAAAGGAAGCTATGGAAAAAGAAATGAACACAGGTGGGCCAGCGTTTCCAAGGCCTCATAGCGGTGCAACACAGTACGCACAAGAAGGCATGACCCTGCGCGACTACTTTGCTGCCAAGGCGATGCAAGCAAGCATCTGCGATGCTACTAGGCAGCCAGCTTATGCATACGCAGACAAAGCCGAATACGCCTACGAAATGGCCGACGCCATGCTGAAAGCGAGGGAAGAATAATGAAAGTTATCTCAATAACTGAAATGGAAGACGGCAGTGCAGTGGTTGAATTGGACATGTCTCCTGACGAAATGCGATCATTGCTTGAATATGCCGTTTGCATGGGCCTTATAGAAGGGCTTAAACTTCTACAAAAACAGAAACTTGAGGAGTTGAAAGAATGTCCGGCATCAGCGCAATCGACATCGAACACATGAGTGATTTGGACTCCTACCAGGAGCAAGCATTCACGTACGCTAAACCGTCCGCTAAAGGCCTCATGTACCTCATCCCAGGGCTGGCAGCAGAGGCTGGTGAAGTGGCTGGCGTATATGCTAAGTTTTTACGTGACGCCAATCGAAATCTCTATCCCATCAAGGACAGCTTGATGAAGGAACTTGGGGATTGTTTGTGGTTTGTGGCTTCCATTGCAAAGCTTTACGATGTCAAACTCTCTGACATTGCAAAGATGAACATTGAAAAGCTTGAAGGTAGACTTGAACGTGGAACAATTGGAGGAAGTGGCGATGAAAGATGATAACGAAACAAAACTGTTTGTGACACTTAACACAGCATACGGT